GAAAGATAAGCATGAACATTCAATCCCTGGAGGATCCGAGGGCAAAGGTCCAAGCAAGATTACTATCGAGTGGGAATAATACATGGGAGTGGTTAAGCTGCTAAAGCAATATAAACCGTTCGCAACCGAGCATTGGCGTTATAAATGTGTTTACGGAGGCAGAGGGAAGGGAGTAACCTGGCAATATGCCAGGCTGCTATTGCTTAAATCAATGGAAGAAAAGTTCCGAATACTTTGTACCAGGGAGTTCCAAAATTCGATTGCTGAATCTGTTTATTTTGTCCTAGACTCCCAAATTGATTTACTGGAGCTGCGAGGATTTAAGGTAAAAGAGCATGAGATCGTTTCACCCACGGGTGGGACATTCATATTCAAGGGACTGAAACGAAACATAGATTCAATAAAATCTATGGAAAAGATCGATCATTGTTGGGTAGCGGAGGCCGACAAGGTTCCCCAGGATTCATGGGACAAACTGATTCCTACCATCCGGCAGGAGCATAGCGAGATTTGGATTGATTTTAATACCGATCAAGAGGACGATCCAATATACAATATGCTGGTGAATAACCCGCGGCCTGATGCGTTGGTTATGTTCCAGAATTACCGGGATAATCCGGAATTTCCCGAAGTTCTCCGGGCAGAAATGGAATATTGCAAGGAAACAGATTATGAAAAATATACGTGGGTTTGGGAGGGAAAAACCCGCTCATTCTCTGAAAGCTGTATATATCATGGGAAATGGCGGGAGGACGATTTTGAAACGCCAAAGGATGCTGAGTTCTTCCACGGGATAGATTGGGGCTTTGCAACGGATCCAACGGCAGGTATCAGATGTTATGTAAAAGATCAGTGTTTATTCATCGACATGGAATGCGGGGGAGTCGGCATTGAAATCAACGATTTGCCGGAGCTTTTTACCAAAATTCCAACGCTCAGAATGTGGAAGTCGCGAGCAGATAATGCAAGGCCGGAGCTGGTTTCTTACTGTTATAATCATGGCTATCCAAGGATGAGATCGGCCAAGAAAGGACCTGGATCGGTTGAGGATGGTATTACAAAAATACGAGGATTTAGAGAGGTTATTGTTCATCCTCGATGTGTGAATACCATTGATGAATTGAAAAGTTATAAGTTTAAGCGAAACGTGCTTACCAATGAGATATTGCCGGTTCCAGAAAAAAAGAACGATCATTGGATGGACGCTTTACGATATGCACTTGAACCGCTGAATAAGATGAAAGCAAGGGTTGGCGACAAACGGCTGATCGGCCTATAGGAGAATATATTATGATTACACTAAAGGAAGGAACGGTATTAACCACGACGGTATTGAAAGAGCTGCTCGCGGGGAGAGTAACCCACGTCAAAAATGAGAAGTATTATTACGGGCTGCAGGACATCCTTGATCGGACAATGACAGACAGCACCAAACCGAATAATAAATTGGTGAATGCAAATGCTGCTTATATCGTCGATGTAAATGTTGGTTATTTCATGGGGCAGCCGGTTTCTTATACCTCGAAAAATGAGGCATATATGAAAGTATTGCAGGACGTTTTTGATAACAACGACGAACAGAATGAGAATTTCCAGATCGAAAAGGATTGCTCTATTTGTGGTGTTGGCTATGAGCTGCTATATCTTGATGAGGATTCGCAGGTGAGGTTCCACAGGATCCCAACAGGTAATATGATACTTGTTTACAATACCAAAATTACCCCGGAACCATGGCTCGCTATCCGGCTCTACACTTCCGGAGAAGATAAGGTTTATATTGAGCTTTACGAAAAAACATTAGTAACGCTCTTCCTCTCGGATTCAGCACTATCCAGCCTGATTTTTGTTGAACGTAATATAAATCCATTCGGGGACATTCCCGCCGTTGAATTCCTAAACAATGAAGAGCTCCAGGGAGATTTTGATAAAGTCAAAACATTGATTGATGAATACGATAAGGCACAATCCGACACCGCGAATGATTTTGAGTATTTTACTGATGCTTACCTACATCTACACAACATGGATCTTGGCGGAAAGGACATAAAAGAGCTGAAAGAAAAGCGGGTACTCCAGACCAATGGAGAGGCAGCCGGTTCAATCGAATGGGTAATCAAAGAGATCCAGGACACCGCGACCGAGAATTATAAAAAGAGGATCCAGGAAGATCTACATAGATTTAGCAAAACCCCAAATCTAACCGATGAATCATTTGCCGGGAACCTCTCCGGGATTGCTCTCTCCTACAAACTGCTCGGAATGGAATGGACTGCAGCAACAAAAGAGCGCCAATTTAAACTCGCGCTGCAGCGTAGAATGATGCTTATAAATAAGATCCTGAAAATCAAAGGGAAAGAATATGATTATCGCGAGATCCAAATTAAGTTCACCCGGAGCATTCCCCAAAATGTAGCGGAAATAGTTGAAATGCTAATTAAGACTTATGGGAAAATATCAGAGGAAACGTTCCTTGCTCAGTTGCCATTTATTGAAAGCCCAGCAGATGAAATTATTCGCCTGGACAAAGAGCGGGAGGAACTGGACAAACGCCTTATCGCCCGAGGAGAAGTAGATTTGGATAAGGGAACGCCTAATGAACTACCGTAAATTAACGCAGGAAATGACAGCGCAGGAGAAATATATCGCGAGCCAGTACAGGATTGCACTAAATCAAACCCGCGCCAGGCTTGCGCTTGTTTATGAAAAGTATGCTGTTGAGGGAGTTCTTACCTATGCGGAAATGGCAAAATACGGTCGATTAACAGCCTTAGAAAAATCAATGATGGGATACTTTACGAGCAAAAATATCGGCGTCGTTTCCTCATTGCGGAGGCTCCCACGGGAAACCCTGGATACAATGTTTAAAGACTTTGCCTACCAGTTCGATAATAAATACGGGATCCGGCTTTCATGGTCGCTGATTCCTACAGCAGCAGTTGAGGATATAGTAAATAATCCATTGGATAAGATTGCCAGGGATGCACTAACGACAAAGCAGCGGGATAGGATCCACCGATCATTAACCCAAGGATTCCTGCAGGGACAGGGTTATAATGAAATGGCAAAAGGCATTTCCAAAGTATACGGAACAACGGCCTATGATGCTTTCCGGGTTGCCAGGACAGAGGGACAGCGGTCAGCCTTATCAGCCCAGCGGGGAGTATATGACCAATCTGTATCATTGGGAGTAATCACCGACCTATTTTGGGATGCTTACGACCAGCCTTCCCGGACACGCCAAAACCATCTAATCATGAACAATAACAAAGCGAAACAGCATAAGGGAACATTAATGTTCAAGTATGTAAACGGCCAATGGGTAACGGGACCAATGGCGTCGAACCTGGCAGCTGCAGAGGTAATAAATTGCCGCTGCAGGTTACGCGAGGAATTAGTAGAGATCCCGGAGGATATTGAAACCGGGATACCACAAACCAGCTTCCTGGAATGGGAAAAGGAGTCAAAGCTATGATGATAATTGCGGGACCTTGCGCGATAGAAGGTGAAAACTTTATTGAGATTGCAAAGGTGGTTAAAAAGTACGGCGCGACACATTTGAGAGGTGGGATATTTAAACCAAGATCTTCTCCTTTCCGCTGGAGCGGGCTACACGAATTAGCTATACCATTGGCACGGGAGGCCAAACGGGTTACCGGGCTTCCTTTTGTGGTTGAGGCGATGAATTGTAAACAAATAGAATTGCTCTATGATGTTGCCGACGTGTTCCAGATCGGCGCGAGGAATTGCCAGGATTCCGAATTGCTCCGGGAGTTTGGGAGGCAGGATAAGCCGGTAATACTCAAACGTGGTATGGCTACCACGATTGAGGAATTAATCATGTCGGCCGATTTTATCATTTCCGAGGGGAATCCGAATGTTATGCTTTGCGAGCGTGGAATTAGGACATTTGAAACATATACAAGATACACGTTCGACGTGAGCTGCATTCCTGCAGTTCACGATCTTTGTCAGCTCCCAATCATTGCGGATCCCTCGCACGGAACCGGAAGAGTTGAATTAGTGATTCCGGTTACCCTGGCAGCCGTAGCAGCAGGAGCCGACGGGATTATGATAGAAGTACACGACACCCCATCAAAGGCAATGACCGACGGGCAGCAGAGTTTGAACTTTGGAGAATTTTCCAGGCTGATGGAGCAGGTGAAAATATTGGAGGCGTTGAATGCCAAATAAACTTGTTACTATTGGGAAGCGGCCAGTTTGGAGGCGACCACCAAAAGACCAGCGACCCTCGCAAAAGGTGACCTATGATTTTGGCCGATATGCTGAATCTGAGTTCCTGAAAGCTCTCTCCGGAAAGAAGGTTATTATTGTTGGACCTGCAGCGTATATGTTAGGATCCCAAAACGGGAAGTTCATAAACAGCTTTGATTTTATCGTAAGGGTTAATCATGCAATTCCTATTGAACACCCGGAAGACTATGGAGATAGAACCGACATACTCTATCACATTCTATCCAGGAGAAATTTGAAGAGCTCAGAAAAGAAGTTGATCGGGAAAGAGGAAATTGCACTCTGGAAACGTTCCGGGCTCAAATGGTTAGTTTCCCGGCATGATATTATTTCCCGGAGGATCCGGGAGATGGGACCACGGCTTAACGGCGCGTTTCCTTGGGTTTGTATTCGGGCTAAGTTTTACACCAAAATTCGGCAGGCAGTCAGACGTAGCCCGAACACCGGAGTCGTTGCAATCTCTCATTTGCTAACCAGCCCACTCAAGGAGCTGCACATTTGCGGCTTTGATTTCTACCGCTCCGGAGTATATGCGGGATATGGGGACTTCCGGCCAGGAGAGGAAGCAGGCAGCGTGAACGGGAACTGGCACGAAACCGAGAGTCAGGTTGATTATTTGCGAAAGTTAGTAACCAGGGACATCCGGCTTAAGCCTGATGAAACCTTATCCAAAATATTACAAGGTGAACCAATATCAGAGATTTAGGCCATGTTTTAATGAAAAATTATACAACTATGCAAACCGGAGGGATGGCCAGGGTTATAGTTGTTGAAGCAAAAGAAGATCTGCAGGAGTTGTTAAAATGGTACTATCGAAGGATATTCATTCTTGGAGCAGGCTCCAATATAATCGCTCGCGACCAGGGTATAAAAGGCGTTGTGCTGAAAAACGAGATCAAACAAATCCGGGT